TGAAGCTCATCGACACGGTCATTTACAAGGCAGATTAAATATATCGCTCTCATTTATTATATTATTATATATATATTTATATTTATACGGACTTGATTCAATTTATAGCATCAACTCCATTGACAATTATTATTATTTTATTATTAGTATTATTGTTAGTAGTAATTTAATTATAATTATTAGTAGTTTAGCATTTAAATTTCATTTGCGCAGATTGAGTTCAATCATCAGTTAATAAGTTGTTGGTTTGGCGTTTATTATTGTTGCGCCATTGCTTATTGTTATTCTCCTGATATCATCGATCCTGGCGTTTAAATCACATATCTTTCTATGTTCTAAAGAGCTTACATCACTTCTGCATATCTAGGTTTGCATCCTTACAATTTTTAAGTTAAATCTTGTGCTTATCCTATTGTCAAAGATTGTATTTGAGGGTATTTTTGAACTAGATTAGTTAATAGATTATCAGTTGCTTGGCCTGGCGATGGAAATGCTTACGTCATCAATGGAGCAGAAGTTGGGGTAGGTATGAATTCGTAAGTGTATGAATACGTTAATGACAAAACTGCTACTGATGGAGCAGCTCCTGTTATAAGAATAACAAATGCATCCGTCAGAGAAGATACGGCTGCTGAGATTCCAGTCATTTCATCAACTGTATTAGTATCTGGGACATGTATCATTCTATAACTTGCACTTAACATATTACCTACTGTGTAATACGGTTATGTTGCTATTTCGGTCTAAGTTAAAGCTGTGTTTAAATCTGGTCTAATTATATTATTATTAAAGCTAAATTGCACAGTTCCTTATGACTAATTCAAACTGACTATGGGCTTCAACTAGACTGATGCGCATGATATCTTGGTCTCTGTTATATTTGCAATCAAAGGATATAGCGGTCCTTGATAATAAGTAGAAGTTCCTGCGTCATAAGCACCATTCAATGGATTGTATGCTGCATACTTAATCATGAATGCTTAGTTATTCGTAGCAGCTGAGTTACCGCCTCCGCAAACTAACGCGGGTCTTAGTGTGATCATTAGAGTACCGTTGGCGTCTGAGGAAAAAGTGTAGGTTATCGAGCTGTTAGCCGTGGCCGTTTTCTGAATTTTACTAGTCGGACGTCTAGCTGTATACTTCTCTGGATAAATCTAGGCGCTAATAAATGGTATCGATATACCGTCAAATGCATAAGAATCTGCATTGTAATCTGTTGGTTAAGGTGTCTAGAATTAATACCCTGAGCTAACCGTTTGAATTTAAGGTGCAATTGAAGAAGCTTGTTAAAATTATTGCATAACTTAAGGAGCTTGGTTATACTAAGATTGATTTTTAATTAGCTCGTATACGTTGCCTGGCGATCCTAAATTGTCTATGCCAGGTTGCAGGTATCTGGGCCAGTTGGATAAATATCTCGGTTAAGAAGTTCCATAGCCGTATAATGATTGTGCAGTTCTAATGTGTTCATCCTACATTACTGGGTCATCAATTGCTAACCATTCTAACCACTTTGTACGCGTATACTTCCTCGGATCTAAGTTGTTTGCTTTAATAAATTTCCAGTAGTTTTGTGAATCGGCTGAAGCGAAGTTAGAACCCATTGTAGGCTCAAACTTATCATTATCATATGCCACTAGTGCTGCTCTATACAATCGCTTCTACGCTTACCTCTGTTTGTATGGTACATTAGTAGGTTTCGCATTATACTTTGCTTACGCTTTCTAAGATGCTGATTACTAGTAATACGGTCTTTGCTCTTAAAATGGTTATATTTACCTATCGTAAACCTTAGGATCCAATGCTACTTTAGCCAATACAGCCGCTAAGGATTCATCAACGTGTTATTACTTTGCTATATTAGCAATCTGTGTTTTGTATTATTCAAACAATTAATTCGCTTAATCTTTAGTAAAAACTGGTTGTTAATTCTGGGGATCATTCTCCTATCTCGCTAATTTTTGTTATTTTAAATCTTCAGCAAGTAATTGATTAAAACTGTGTGCTTATACTTGTCAGCTATCTTGATTCGGCATTAGATTTCTCTGCTGCCTCCTGGATTTTTTACACAGAGTTCCCTGTTAACACTTGTTACAGCGGAGGAGTCGGGCCTCCTCTACTCCTGCTAAGCTTCCAATGCTAGGGAGTGTTCAACGCTCTTCTGAGTCACTTACGTGTAGGTGTTACAACTCAGGGTGTCACTCGAGTTAAGTGCGCGTTCACCACCATTGCCAAGTTCAGCAAGCTGCTTGGCCGTCTTCACCGACTTAAAGAGGTCTGAGCAAGGTTCCTCACTGTGGTTGGTAACTTCAGCTATTGCTTTTGCTACAGGTCGGCTAAGAGAACAACGGGGTTGCCGTTGTTCCCAGCCCGGATTGGGAACAAAAGCAAACCCTTGTACAGCTTAGCGCTTATATTGATAATCTTTGATATATTCTAGCATTTTATCAGATAAGCCTTCAAATATTGGCGGCCTAGTACGCAGCATAGCATGTTCACTCCATTATTATGCAGTTATTTGTTCCATGCGTTCACACTTGTATCTAAGCATCTACGTTGCAGCTTCATTCTAAGCATAAGTTGTCTCAGCTACCTTCTCCAAATAACGCTGACACAGCGGTTCTTATAAGTAAGCAACTCTGGCTAACAAATTAACTGCTTTATATTCTTCTAAGCTTATAGCTTAGGTTAACTTACTTGAACTTCCAAGCAACACCCGATCCGGTTTCCTATGCACAAACGCGTGTCTATGATCGATGTAACCCTCTTTTGATAAGAAGTCTATTACGTGCTCATCAAATTATAAATCTTTAATCAATAAACCTAATCCATAGCGATCTGGGTATTCTTCTCCTTCTTTACTGTAGATTTAACTGAGTCCTGATTGCCAGTTTAATAAATCTCTCCTTTCTATTAAACACAACACGTCATCCCCTGCTACAAATGGGTAGTACTTTCCTTAAACTAAACCTACTTAAGCAGCCAACTCTATGTAAAACTTCACGCGAGTTGTATTACCTAACGTTGTCGCTGTAGCGTTTCCTGAACACACAGTTCCTTTCATTTTAATCCGAGCTAATTATTTCCTTATCTTTCCTCTTTTGTACAAGTATCCATTTAATTCTGTTCTACAACAAGCCTCTAGCACCGCTTGTCTTTCTAACATTGAAAAATCTGATTCAAATAATAAGTCAGGTAAAAACGCCTTCAAAAATGCATTATCAACTAACTCCAATAGTTCTTAATGTTAGTGGCTATCATGTGACGCTCCATCATATGTCATTATTATAGGATCATCCAACCTATTGTAAGCATCTAGCAGCTCTGATTCGAGACGTTCGGGAGTGTATGCTTAAACATATCCTATGCCAAAAAAACTCTACATAAATTTAATCATCCAATAATTAGCATAGCCACACATCGCTTTAATTGTTTTGTGCGGGTTGAATATACACCTGTATCTTAAATTATTATCTGTTCTGTGTGGGTCTTTCCATACTGTCTCATCTGGTTTGGCCATAACTGTATAATGATTGGGTATATAGCCTAATTACCAAAATCTCTTACGTCCTTCTCTATACGTTTATTTTTTACTCTCATTACCATCTATCTACGATACATAATCTTCAAAAGTTCCCACTTAAATTTTAGTTGCTAACCTACCCAACCAATCCTTTTTGCATTCTTTAAATTATTCTATCCTCTTATCTACTAGCTAACCTAATTACTATAGAAAATCATAAGTAGGTTTAACTTTAGCAGCTCCTTGCCTTGTTACCAAAGCTTCTACAGCTCCTTCAAACTTCATCGAAAAATCCACAACTTATTATCGTACACTACACCTCGTTAAGTTTTAATCAGTTATCCCTGCATATTCATAACTTGGTTGCTTCTCATTCACATATGTTGGGAACCCAATTTTGCCATGTTCGTCGAATGTTGTGACTTCGACTCTTTTATTAAGTGGGTATTCAGATTTATAAAATTATAACGGCCTAATTCTCAATTGATTTTCTTTTAATTGGTGCTCTCTATATATATAAGGAGTTTCATCATCTACCACCACAGCTCTATACCATTTATCTAACTTTTAATACGTCCTAACCCCACCTTACACTAACTTTTTTGTAATATCATTTAATTTTGCTGCATCTGCAAATGAACATGAATTAAGTAACATTATTAAAAATGCTGGAGCCACACAAAGAGGAGTTCTATCTCCTAGCGACTAAATGGCGCGCATTAAGTATATAACATGGTCCTGCTGCCAGACATTCACATCCAACAAATGTATCATCGTCCATGCTAATACTAATGTGTTTAGCTTCCTGCCTGTCCTCTCCGCTGTTACAAAAATGTACCAATAGATGTACAACATTAGCACGTGTCCGGGTTTAGATTATTCCCACACTATTGACAAACCGCGTCCTCTCGTTAACATAACATTAGATGGTAAATTCAATTATTATATCACTATCTCTTTATTATAAAGTGTTAACGTAATTGCATTTACGATTAACCAACCAATTAACATGGCTAAATTATTATACAGAAGTTGTTAAACTTATTTAACAATGTAACTTAACCAATCTCCTATTGTCTTAAGCTTTAACTTTACTGAATTGTTGAACCACAGTTATCGTATTATCAACACCCATAACGAAAATGCAAAAACATTGTACCAGTAATCCACGGTCTCTAATCGTTCTAAGATGGTTAATAAAGACTATCCCCAATAAGCCTAGAGTATAAGAATCCATGTACTATGCCAAGCAGCACTTAATATAGGCAATGTGGTTTAATACCTATTCTTTCCCCATTGTGTTATCAATCTTGCCCTATTAAACAAATAACAAATATAAATTAAGCTGACTACCAGAATGTATAGGCGCCTCTAAGCTGTATAATCAATCTTGCAGTCTATATTTTCTTGTAAACCAAAATTGTGAGCTTCTATGAGCTATAAATATTCTAACACAGAAATCAAGCAAACCCACAAACGCTCTCGTATATACATCACTCTTTCAGTATTACTGGTAGTTATGAATAATATTATTATATACCACATGTATCTGAAATCCTAATCAATTTGTTTTTAGACAAGAGTATACCATCTGTTATTACCTTACACTAATTACTCTGTTATTAATTTCGCTTTAATCACTAGTGCATCAAATTACTCTGAATAACTAAAATGTAATATTGCGCAAAATGACGTCAAGCCGAGTACAAGTAAATAGCAAGCCATTTCAAAAGTAAACGTATCATATTATTCAAATAGTAAATAATTAGCTAACTCACAGGCAGTTGGTACGTACATGATCAAAGTGAACAAACCTATCATTACTACGAACAAGTATAAAGAGAATTTTACCGTTGGGTAATCGCAATCTTCATACTGATAAAACTATTGGCCTTGCTTTATTTATGATCTCTAAATAATTAAGTCTTTTGATATCTTATCAAATTCTTCTTTGGCTGTCAAACTAAGTTCTTATTAAATATTTTATTAGACATACTTTGGGGCATTATCAATGTCTAAAAATTTATGGCCAGGTAATAACCTTTAGTGCATATAGCTCACCCAATCTTTACCTTATGCCTTCAAAAATTGAACTTTAGTTGCAAATTGGGTTGCCATGTACTTAACGTATCTATCTACACACATACTAGACATATAGTTATAATCTTCAATATAAATTTAGCCTATCTTCATACTGTAACAAACACTCTGTAATAATCGTTATAACTATCCTTCATTGCTTGGTTTTACATAGGTTATATCTGAAGTATAATGATTTTCTATTTATTCATTAGCCACGTGAGCCAAACTGCTTTGAGGTGCAAAATATTTAGTCTCACCTTAACTAACCAAGCATAGGAATATTTGCATACCTATGTCAGCGGTATATAACACATCTAAATCCAAACTTCCCGATTTAGGTATTACATAGAGGGGCAGTGTGTAACCCAGTTAATCTATCCACTGTCCATTTCCTATTTTGCTATCTTTGTCATAACAATAACCTTCATCTATATAACTTATGACTACAAACTAATATTACCCACCTTCTCCTAGTATCAAAGGGTTATTAAAACTGTCTCTCTTAAATTTCAAATAAGCGTCTTCTACGTAAGGGTTAGTTATCAACACGTCTCTCCGAACGCTTAGAACTAGCATAGTATAAAAAGTTCTCATCCAAAATAATACTAAATTATCACAAGCCTTAGGTATTATCATCGATAATTTGGTTGGAACTGTTATAAATCTAGCTAGTAAACTGGCCAGCTATTATTTCTTAAATTTAAGCGAAAAATTTAAGCCAACTAGTTCGCCGTCACCATTAACAGCATATTTGTTACCTTTATCATCTCCGTCTGATATACCAATTGATCTCAGGAAACTATTACTATACTCTTCACAAATATTCTATTGTTCTTTCTCAGTTTTACTATTAAACACTCCATTTAGCTTTTGCTAAACAACTGAAGATTTCTATTGTTTCTGATTTGAACATCTCTGTACGCATTTTTGCCAAGTTAACGAAACGGCCTGAATTAGTCTTCTACCAATAGTTCTAAATAATTGATTATCAAGGTTACAAATCAAACTAGCCATCAATAATGTTTAACCAATTATGAGGCCTTGGTAAGCACAACTAATCACCTTTCGCCATTCACCTAATATTAACGTTGTTGTTAACTACAGTATGTACCAGCTGAATACACAACGCCTAATAACTCGTGTACTTGCTTTTATAATTAATCTGTCATTAATAGCAGCTGCGTAACCATTATACCACTATCTAATAACTTCTACTCTGTCTAGGTTCACTTAATCATCTAATAAATTTTACACTAGAAGAATTAACAAGCTAGTAAGTAATAAGACAAACCAATTTACATCTCCAATCCTACCTAAATACAAAAAGACTAATAATAAGAGCACCTGCGCACCTAAAACGCGTTACCAGGCATAAGATATTTCTTTAGCTTCTTGTTAAGCAACCTATGATTCAGGTTGGTTCTAGTTTTCGGCTATATTTGGTTTGATGACAACTTGTTCACTGATCTAGATTAAATCATCTTCTTTATCATCATAAATCAAAACTTGTTGTTAATTCTCTTCTGATACATTCACTTAGGTTATGTCTATAATCTAATTGACAAAAGATTAGACTAATTGACTATTAGACACATCTAAAGTTGCCTCTTATTGCTAACCAATCTTCTTCGTTACTGGTTTACCTGATAATACACACCATGCCTCTTCTTGTTTATCCTCCGTTAGATGTTGTATCAAGTTCGCATCCATCTTTGGGGCTAACCATGTATCATTTTCTATCCACATTCTGGTAAATTTACAGTATTGTTCGTAATCAATTGTCCGCAATAGGGCGTGTTCATGCTCCATCCGTACAGCTTCGAATAGTGTCCTATTTTAAGTCACTATTGCTATTTTCCTCATTTCTTCATATGATGTAGAATAAGTCTTTTATCCATCTCCATTATCTATAGTTATTGTGTGGACTTCTGAATTCTAATAAATTTTACGATACGAGCTCTCATTCAGCATTGAGTCTTCTTAATTCTCAAATTAATCTACATCTTCTAGACTTAATTGATAATTCTCTATGGCTGCAGCGTGATTCAATATTTTTATTATCACACGAGCATTTTACATTTTCTTTCTGTCCAACACAGGGTATTTCTCTAATTCTTCTTTAGCTCTAGATCCCATTAGATGGTAGGTATTCATTTAGTCCTCAGCATACGTAACGAATTGAATTTCATGGTTCTGAATCTTCACGTAACCGCTGAAAAAAAATGCGTAAGTGGTGGATTACAACGCTCTAAAATATATAATTGCTTGTTACATCCAACCATCCGGCTAAGGTATTCCTACGTAATTAACGTAATAAATAACAAATGACTTCTCCTCCGCCTCATCAAAGTCACCTGGTTAAATAATATCTCTGGCATTATCGAAGTTTGTATAGAACAAATATCCTGTATACTACGCGTACTAATTTGCTATAAAATAATTCTGACAAATAGGTGCAAATACTTCTAAGCAATCCATTACTCGCACAGTCTTACTTCCTAAAAGTCCAAAACTGTTCTAATGCTCAGTACGCTAAATAAACTCTGGTTTTATTGTTATTTCTATTTCTAATAGCTTTGTTCCATCTTAGTCATTATCTCTATACTGGTATCTTCTCATGGGGTTATAAGCTACCATCATGTGAAATCCATGACCATGGTGATACCATATAATTGTTACATCTGAGACAATGCTGGACACAGCTAGTTATTACTTAGCTAATATTTCCCTGACTTGTGGGTTATTAGACCAATGCTGTACTAATCCGTAAATAGGCAGCTTCAATAATTGGTCTAAACTAACCGCTGTAGGGTCCTTAGCAGCCTTTGCGGTCGCTGTTATTATAGGCTCCATATCTTATCTCAAAAAGGACAACTCAAACGTTTGTACTGCTCCAAACATGTCTTTACTCATGGTAGTTTTTGATGGTATGCGACCATTTACAAGTAAATATGCTATTAATGTAGAATTAAATGCACAATGAACATCTTTAGCATTCGGAGCATAAAAGTTCAACCCGTCCGCCTATATATTGGTGTAGTGAGCTTACATAGCCAATTGATCTATCTCCCGACTGTACTCTTACAAATCTCTTGTTCTGCGAGCTTGTTAGTCTTAGGATACTGACTATAATTATTACTCTGTCTTTACAACGTACACTCGTTTAAATTTTTATTTAGGGCCTTGAACTGGTTGTTAAAGCAAATGACTATTATACTCCTTATAATACCAGAGCGTGTCAGGTAATTAACCATCCAATACGTCACTTGGATAAGAACCCTGTTTCCAAGCTGGCACTCTTTTATAAGGCACATAAGTAGGAGCTAATCTCATCTATTCGTTGTTCTCAGCGTTTTATGTGGAGATTTACCACCTATTTGATAATGGTGCTTAAAGATCTTCCTCACCCACATAAAATAAAGGATCATCTGGATCACTATCTGTCGATTAATCTGAGTCAGCATAATGCGACCCGTGATGATTAACTTCGGGAGCTGATGTCAACAATTATAAATAACGGTGCTCCATTTCATGTTAAAATTATGGTGTCAATTAAATGTAAAACTAAAGATTACGCATTATAGCCCTGGCTCTGCATTTTTCCAAAGTACCTATATGATAATTCCAGGACATCCAGGCTTTATTAGTCTTAATAGCTTTCTCGACATCTAAAGTGCAGTGTACATTATCTAACTTTTATCTAGCGTCAAAAGCTACATCTAGTAACTTCATAGACCTATGTACCTAATAAAAAGCTGTATATACTTAATCATACTTGACGAAATGACAATCTAAATGACACAAAACTAATTCAGGAGTTATTACGTATAAATCTTTAATATAAATCACTCCATCTTGGTAACTAAGCTTAGGTATCACGCCCAATATTCGCAAGAATTGTATGCTGGATTCTATGTACCTTTCTCTAGTATACCATCTAGTAACATGTGCTAATGTCCATAGTAAAGCATCTTATTACAGCGCATGTTAAGGGGCTACATAAGTAGAAGCTGGTTTGCTCTACTGATTACTCTTACAGTAATAATCTATAGTATGGCCTGCGTAACCCAATGAAAAGTCTGCGACCAAGTCAATATGGTCTTCATTCAACTCAATCGGCATAGTTGTGGATTTCTATGCGATGGTTAGTGCTTTATACTCTTATCAGCCTACACTAATCGGCTACTGGATTTGGCGTCCGAATTACCTTCCGCCGCCGCAGTTTTTATAATAAGAGTCATCCCCCGCCATCTGACGGTAACGAGTTTTATCCCGGAAGCGTAGATGAGTTGCTTCTAACACAGCCGATGTGGCCAACATCGGGAGCTGTCCAGGGCTCTTCTAAGTGGCTTTCGCCAGCGTCCGTTACTTAGGAGGTCGCTCAAACTAAGCGCGCCCTAACCCTCCTTGGTGGTTGATATAAATCCCAGCCCGTCATACAGCGCATAAAGAGTGATCTGAACAAGGTTTCACTCGGTCAAAACGGCTTGACCTGCGCCGGAGAATAGGT